GCAGGCAGAGGTCTGCCATTTTGCGAACCATCTTGGCTTCAGCCTTGGTCACGTTGTCGCTGTGCGATAGTTGCTTGCCCCTCATTTCCAGTTCCTCCCCAGAAACTCACCAAGGTTGATGTCGAGCTTGTCGATCACCGCGTTGAATGCCCACAGGTCTGAGAGGTAGACGGTCTTGCCTGCCTTGTCAGCCTGCTTGAAGTAGTGGTCATGTATCTTCCGCGCCCACTCTTCCTCGTTCATCAGGTACTTAACCTTGCGATGAGTGGGTATCTTGCGGATACGGTTATGTGTAGAATTGGTTCTTGGCATAGCGTTTTTCTCCAGATTGTCGCTACTGTCACGCTGGTGGGGGGTCAGTCCCCCATCGGCACCTTTCACACACGTTGAAGCGCATGTGATGTGAACATCATATCAAATCAATATCCGCCAAATCCCACTTACGTCCCGTAATGCGCCTGAAACCCGCATAAACACTAGGCCTCTGCGTCAAAATCAGGGGGGTTGACACCTACATTCGTAGTCTTAAATGGTCATAAAGTTGGCTATTTATGTCCCTGACGCCCTGTAAGTTGTTGATTTTTATGGGCGCAAAAAAAATCTATAACAACGATTTGAAGTGTTTACATTGGTATTCGGCTGTATAATAGAAGCTGTGATGAACGACTCAGGAGAAGGTCTATGAACCTTGATGGAGAAGTTACCTCGCTGTCCGACAGCCCGTGCAATGGGTGGTGTTCGGCAACGATCTTTGGCGACGTAGCCTGCAAAGGATGCGGTCGCACTCAGGACGAAATCTCTCAGTGGAATGGCATGACTGAGGTTGAGAAGAAGCTGGTCGTTATCGATCTAGCTAAACGCGACTTCGCTATCCGCCACGTTTACGAAACCTCACTCAAGCCGAGAAAGCTAGGATGACTGTAGTGCCTATCAAGAATGCCGGAGCAATCGAAGAACTCGATAGACTAAGAGATCAGTTGCTGTCTGGCGAGGCTACTAAGTTCTATGCGTTCACTGACGCAGAAGATCCTGAAGACGCAGTGGTGTACGGCGGGGACTGGGATATGACAGAACTGGTTGCAGTGCTTGGAGCGTTGCAGTCAATGGAGATTAAGTCTGTTCTCGATACGCTGTTTGAGGCGACCGACGAATTTGAGGAAGAGGACTACCCCGAAGAGTAGTCCCGACCACCACACTCTTGTTACCCAGCCTAAAAGATAACCTCAAGATCGTCATTTTCGCTGAGCGTTAAAAGCGAATGCCAAGCAAACTCATGACCAGTAACAGTGTTGCGCACTCTTAACGGTTGTCTCTGGGGTTGTATCGGGCTTAGCTCGGGCATCCCACACGGGTTCCAAGGTTTTTCAGCGGACAGCTTTGGCGGCTCTTTGACCTGCGATGCAGGGGGATCTATTGACGGACTGAGGTCTATGTCACCGAACAACAGCCTTCCGTCCTGCCCCGTAACTGCTCTGGCAGACACAGGGAAAGGGCAGTCATACTCACCGAAGTCTTCTAGTGGATCGTCAAGCCTCATCCCACCACACCTTCTGTTACCCAGTAGACGACTCCGCAAAGTAGCCTATTTAAATTGGAAGTCCGGCGACAGATTCCAAGCTGATTAAAATTAAAACAAAGCTAAGCTAAGCCTTATTCAGTTAAGTTCTATGCAACATGTGTTAGGCTCGATTGAGAGCGCAACACTGGCAGTGTTGAGGTCGTCGGTTCGATCCCGTCTGGCTCCACCACCATTCTACTAGGCCGTTTGACCGTAACACTTACGGAAGACGGTCTATCTATAACAGAATGATCTATACCAGCTTTCGCTGGCCCATTCTGCGTATAGGATTTACTCGGCACCGAAGCCCCGTTGTTCACGAAGTTCTGCATGTCCATGTTGGCAAGATGCATGTAACGCTCCAGCATCGCCATACTGCTCCAACCCCCCAACTTCTGAAGCAGAGGCATCGGTGTGCCTGCTACCGCATGACGGGTTGCCCATGTGTGTCTAAGATCGTGAAACCTCACTGACCCTATCTCTGCGCGGTCACAGGCGCGTTGCCACACCTTGTTCGTGACACTGGTGCGCCTACTGATAGGGTTGCCATTACGCTTCGTGAAGACGTACTCACAGTCCTGACCACGATCCTGCTGAGCCTCATGCATGTGATCCAAGATAGCCAAAGCACTCTGCGATAGAGGCACCAGCAAACGCTTGCCGGACTTCATCTTAGAACCTTTGATATCTAGCATCCCATCCTGCACCTCACTCCACAGCAGGCACTTGACGTTCGTCACGCGCAAGCCAGTGGCCAGTGCAAAGCGCACCATCTGTGATTGCAGTCTGGGAAGGCAGAACAGCAGTCGTTGAACTTCTCGCTCATCTAAGACTCTAGGTTCGCGAGCATCCTCAGACACATTCAGGTTTTCGTATGATGGGACATGCTTCGACTCGATCAGCCCACGCTTGTTCTTTGCGTAGTTGAGTACAGCAATAAAGTAACGCAACCGAGAGTTGATGGTCGCGCTCCTGAAGCCTTTCTCTTGCAGATCTTCGACGTAATCTGTCACGTCACAAACTCCAAAGCTATCGATTGGCCGGTTGCCGTAACGCTCAATGGCTTCCTCGATAGCGGTGTTAGCCGCCGGACTTTTAGGCCTTCCTAGCCTTTTGCTCGGTTGCTTTATGTAGCGCTCAGCAACTTGCCGAAACGCTACCATTTCGCGGTCACTCATATTCGCTCTCCTCATTACTGAAGAAGCTGTCGCCGAACCGCTTATCGATAGTACCCCAAACGGGCGGCGTTTTTGAACGCCTTAGCTTCTCGGCTTTGTAAATAGCTTCATCTTTGGTCATGAATTCATGGCCTACCTGCCAGACTTCGTCACCTTCCCCGTTGCGAGTACGCAAATTCTCTGTGGTGGCGGGGTTTAATCTAACGGGGACAACAGGGCGGAAGTGCATTCTCAGCAGGGTCACCCATAGCCTTTCTGGGTACTGCCGATTCAATTCATCGATGTGCCGAATCTTTACTCTGAGCGCGGCACCACGCCTCTTATCTGGCGTTTTTTGCGATTCGATTTCCTCGGAAGATCTTGACCTGCGAAGGCGCTTCAAATCTGAGTAGTCCATTTGTCCTCCTCTGCTCGACCCCCGATGTTGCTTGTCCGCACCTAGCGCACTCTGTTTCAGCGCTGGAGTACATCTTTGTCCCCTCGTAATAAATGCGGACGCCCTGTACCTCAACTGGATTTGGATGCTTCTCCATCAGCGCCACCTCCAGCACGTTCTGATCTTCGTAGATATGCAACACCGCCACCGTTGTTCTTTTTAGAGTCATGATTTCCATCAGCGTGACCTTAAAGTCACAGGTGTTAGGTGCGTCTTTCTGGTTGAGATTTGTCCCGCAAAAAACTGTCTGACCAACGCTTCTGCCCAGCACAAAGTTTTTTAATCGAGGGTCGGCTCTCATGGTTATCGCCCTCTACCATGATCGAGGTCTGAGACAGAGCGATTTACCAAACATCCTTGTCTGGCACGATGAGTCGTGTGCGCCGACGACACGCTTAGGAGTCGCCTCAGACCCTTTTTCAAAACGGAATGTCGTCGTCTTCAAACTCCTCGATGGCTTCCTGCTGAACAGGTGCTGACCCGCTTACCGGCTGGAACCCCTCGGGCACTCCGCCGCCAGCTTCTTCGAGGACTTGAACTTGATTGACGTAGGTCGAGCAACCGTGATCCTTGTAAGGCTCTTCTGCAATCGCCGCTAAGATTTTGACCTTCGAGTTGAAGGGAATCTCACCCTTCTCCCATGCACTCAAGTCGGGATTAAAAATACCTACGTCATAGGTAGTCGAGAACTTTCTCTGCGGAGTTCCCTTATAATCTTTAACTTGCACTCCAGCTTCAGTGAGCGCCTCGGCATTGGCCGCATCAAGCTTCACCGTGATGGTGTACTTGTCTGTGCTTTTACCCTGATAGGTGTCAAACTCTTTGAGGTTGCAGAACGCCACCTCACCTTCAACGTACATTTTTTTCATGATCAGTCTCCCATTTTGACTTTGATTTGGCGTGTGTTGGATGAGGATCTAAAGTCTTCTAGCTCATGGCCGTTTGACAGCAACGCCGCCTCACCACCAATAGCTTCAAATCCCTTCCGGAAATCGAACGATGCTTTGCGCTTGATGCACTGCAATTGGATGACACCATCCGTCACGTTCCTGTTCGAGTACTTGTCAGCGACGACTTTCTTCGCGTCATTCACCACGTTTTCGAGACCCAAAATCTCTCCGAGAATGGCTGAGTGTTCCGTCCTCAGTTCGTTGAGACGCACCATTGCCTTGGAAAGAGTCTCCATTTCATCGCCCTTGACGACCTCGTAAATGTTCTCAGCAGAGTCGGTATGAACTTTCCTCCGAGACAAGTTCTCGTATTCAGAGTGGATGTACTCATGCCATTCAATGTAGAGATCGATGCGAGGAATCGTTCCCTTTACCGGCTTGGGTAGCAGGACTTTCGGTAGCGGCTCATGCAACCAGCCCTCTTCGCGATGGATCCGCTCGATGTTGTACTCGGGTTCTGCATCGGCGTGGGGTGACAGGTAGCAAAGAAAGTCCAGCCAATCCACATCCAGCACCTCCATGACCAACTGGCACTGACGCAAGTACATCTTCTTCTTTTCGTCCCAAACGCTGTAGGGAGCCTTTGTGAATCGAGGGTATGGGCACTTGATCTCGATAGAGCCATCCAGTCCGACAAGGCCGTCTGGCGAAGCTCCGAGAAACTCATACATTGGATGCACAACGAAGTCGGTTTCATCTACGGTGGTGTTAAACGCTCGCTCGTACCACTCCTTAGCAACTGACTCCATCATCTGACCGTGTGCAACTGCGGGGCCACCGTTAAACTCTGACGGCGCTCCGGCTAGGTCTCGCACCATAGACCTGACAAGGTCATCTGGCTTTTGATACGGATTGCACTGCTCTAAAACACCAACGGCAGTTCCGCTTATCTTTCCTTTTCTCTGCTCAAGCCATTCGACTGAACCCTGTTCTACAGCCGCCATACAACACCCCGCTCGCCTAGCGCGTCGGACTCGCTAGTCCAATTTTGATTGTCGTTAAAGTCTGAGATGAGGAGGCTTGCGACTAACTCAAGAAAACCGGATCGTCTTGCCCGAGTAGGGTTACCTGCCCAAGTTATCCCAGCCGCTTCCAAGTTAAGTCTGCTCCAGATATTGTTAGCCATCTCGCAATCACCAATGCAGTACAGCCATCGTTGAGCATTCGTATTATTTGTTTTCATGATTTAAACCCTTCGCTTTTAGTAGAACTTCCCAGCGCTCATGGAACTCATCCTCATCCCATTTGCGATTTGCCCATTGGCGTCCTGCCTTTGGTTTATATTTCTTGGCCGTCTCTTTTGATACAACTACCTTTGCCACTTTCTCCAAGTAAACTTGCTTTGCTTCTTCTTCTGATTTTTCGGACTGATACTTTGCATCATCTCCCACCTTACTAGGAGATACCGCCTTCTTGGTAGGCTTTTTACTAGATGAGTCGGTAATAAAGGGATAATTGTCGTGGTTGAGCCATAAATCCCATCCAAGACCTAACTCCGCCAAGGCGCGAACCCGACATCTCATCTTGGCGTTGTGGATGTCATCAGCATTAGGGTTTTGAACTGGCTTATTATTGTATCCAGTGACCGATTTGGAGACGTGAATACTGGAATTGCCCACTGATACCGTGACTCGAACCTCTGCTGTAGTGTCAGCAAAGTAGAAAACCTCAAGCCCTTCGGGGCTTCTATCGAAGGCCCACTCGTAGTCGGGATAGTTTTCCATCATGAGCGCGTGAGCGTTCTGCCACGGCAGGTAGGGGAGTTTTATGGGCTTGCCATTATCTTCGGCATCAGACCATTTGACGTAAGGCTTTACGTCTACATTGGAAAGTTTTTTGAAAACGGAACTGCGATCTGGCATTGGCTTACCCCTCTCTTAGATAGGAGTAAACCAAAGCTAAATGTGGATGTCAATCATTTACATAAGGATATGTATATAATCGCGACAGGTCTTAATACGACAGAATCTCCAGCATTGACTCTAAATATTCTTGCGCCCGTGCTGGGTCATTGTAAACCTTGGCAACAAGCACCATCCGCCGACCGTCTTCAATATTGATGCAGTGCATCTCAGTCCACTTGCGAACCGTCTGGTCTGCTCGGACAAGCTTCTCTGAAGATACCCCGTCCATTGGTCTCGGACTTCCATTAACCCACCAATACAAATCAACGTCGTAAATGTCGCAAAACGTAATAAGAACGACTGGATCTCGGGGTAATGAGCCTCTCATCCATGCGGCTATAGTTGCGTCAGATACGCCAACCTCTTTTGCCATTATTGTCTGCGCACCATGCTTAGGTATTTGATGACGCTTCAAAATTGACATGAACCGCTCAGAACGAGCCAGTCGAACAGCGGCCCCTTCATCGTCTTGCTGTACTTCCAATACGTTCATAACTCCCCCTTTTCGGCTGTTGATTGTACGGACATTATGGCCTTGTACGCAACAAGTATACACACACTATTCCAACAAATGTTAGCAATAAGTGACAATTAGGTAGGAACCAAGCTTGATATTGGAATAAATCCAAGCTAATCTCGATACACGATTTACAGTTGGCTTATCGGG